CAGTGTTCCCAGCAATCGGCGCACCTGGCCTTATCGGTCAGAACACGCTTGGCGCAGGATCGGCCGCTTCATGGTCAGGAATGAACCCACTTGGATTGGAAATCGTCGTTGACGGAAACCTTGCCAACGGAACATGCCTTGTTGTTCACGCCCCAGCAGTCGAGTACTACGAAGCCCAACAGGGAATGCGTAGCGTTGAAAATCCTGACATTTTGGCTAGGACTTTCAGTTACTACGGATATTTTGCAACATTCGCACAGGACATCGTCGCTGGCGTAGGTTCAACGTTCGTTCAAAAAATCACCGTCGCTTAGTAGAAAGGCGGCTTAACCGCCATGGCTACATACACGGTCACACATAAGCAGTTACTTGACAACTACGCCGTTCTTCAATTACTGACCCCCACAGAAATTGAAGTCGGCCAGTCAATAACTGTTGGCGCAGTTGGCGCACCATTCAACGGAACGTTTGTTGTTTATGACTGCCCCCAATACCTTTTTACAGGCATTGACAGTCAAGGCGATTTAACGTTTGACGAATTCACATCAATTCCTAATCAGGTGCTTTACGCCTGCACAGGAACTGACGTGGATCGTGGCGCGGCAACAGGAACAGTTACCTATACGCAAACGTGTACGTGGATCACCGCCAACGACATTTCCGATTGGCTGTATTTGGCCACCGCCACGGCTGGCGATCAAGCCTTCCTAACCATTTGCGCGGCTGCTGCCAACAGTTTCATTTGGCGCAGACGACAAGAAAGCGGTTATACGGGCGACAGTTTAAGTCAAGTTCCGTCGCAGGATGTAAAACTTGGCACGATCATGTACGGCGGCGCGCTGTACCGTCAACGCGGTTCAGTGGATGCGTTTAGTTCGTTCAATGACATGGGCAGTCAACCCCCTGTTGCCTTGTCAGCAATGGTCATGCAATTGGTGGGCATTTCGCGCGCACAGGTCGCCTGATGCCAACCGCCTACACCGACCTACTAAACAAGGCGGTTGACGATTTAGCAACAACCCTTGGCACTATTTCCCCTGCCATAACCATTGTGACCGATCCACGAAACGCACAGCCCCCGTGTGCATTCATAAACGCCCCATCGTTCACAACCCCCCTGATGACTAACAAACGCATTCAGTTGCAGTTTCCAATTCAACTGATCGTGCCAGGGCCTTTTAACCTTGACGCACAACGCAAATTGTTGAACATGGCCGCACAATTGCTTGGAAAGAACGTGGCCATTACCGAGGGTCGCCCATCATCCATCGAGATTGGTGGCGCGTTGTACCCTTGTTACGAAGTCATTATCAACATGGAAGCGAGCAGCCTGTGAAATACATTATCAATTCGGTAAAGGTCGGAACGGTCGGCGACGAATTCGTGGCCGCCGAAGGAATCAACATTCAGGCCCTGCTAGACGGCGGTTTCATCGTTAAGCAATCCACCGACACACCCAAAAAATCACCTACTATCAAGAAAGACCCAAAGGAGTAACCCCACATGGCAACAACAACTTACCTATCGAATTTGTCGGCATTGACCGTAAACAGCGTTTCGCTTGTTGACCAATGCACAGGAATCGTGTTCACCCAACTGCGCGAAGCATTGGACAAAACCACGCTGGCAGACACTGGCCGCACCTACACAGGCGGCCTTTACAACAACGAATGCACAATGACCCTTTTTCAGTCATACGCCGCCAGCGAGACCTACCAAACTTTGGCATCAGTCGTTGGCACAGCGACCACCGTTGTTGCAACTGTTGTTGAAGGCGCAGTAACCAAAGTGTTCACGTTGACTGGCTGCTATCTCGAATCAATGCCAGTAATCAACGGCGCGTTAGGCGAACTAAGCACCGTAGATTTGACATTCACAGGTGGCGCGCTAAGCGTCAGTTGATAACGGCCTAACGGCCCGACACGAAAGGCAATAATGAAAATCAAATTAAAAGTCACCCCGACCCCTGACGGGCAGGTTCACGAAGTATCAACAAATTTGTTGTGCATCGCGGAATGGGAAAAACAAGAAAACCGCAAAGTTTCTGACGGCCGAGGAATCGGCGTCATGGACATGGTTTTTTGGGCGCACTTCATGTTGAAGTTAAGCGGCCTAAAGATCGAGCCAACAGCCAAACAATGGTTGGAAGCACACCCTGACATGGAAATTGAAGCGGTGGATCAAACAAACCCAAACCCTACGGTCGCGGAACTTACCGAAGGCAACTAGCCGAACTGTTAGTTGCAACAGGGTATTTTCCGCCGCACATAGAATTTGACACACGCGACCTGCTTACCGTCATTAATGTTTTGAACGAGCAAGCAAAGGAAAAACGGCGATGAGCGTGACAACTTCAGTAAACGTGTTCGGGGTTCAATCAGCGCTTAAAGAATTAAACAAGATCAACCCGAAACTGCGCCGTCAATACACCAAACGTTATAAAGACATAGTTAAACCTGTAATCACCCAGGCAAAAGCGGCGTTCCCCAACGAACCGCCATTGTCGGGCATGGGCAGATCACACACACGTTTAGGCGGCTGGGATGGTGGCCTAGTCAAAAAAGGTGTCATTGCAAAGATCAACACACGCAAAGGCCGAAGCGATGAAGTGGCCGTTTTTATGGTTCAGCAACGCACAGGCTGGGGTTCGATCTTTGACATTGCAGGCCGAAACAACGCATCGTCACGGTTTGTGCAAAACCTTATGAACAAAGGCTACGGCAACGCATCACGCGCAATGTGGCCAGCATACGAATCAAATGCAATACAAGTGCAAAGCGCTGTGATTGACTTAGTTGGCGATGTAATGCGCGACGTAAACAGAAACTTGGTCATTGATGGCAATTAAAATTCCAATCATTTCGGAATTCAACCCGAAAGGCATCAACGCCGCCAAGGCAGAATTTGCTTCGCTTCAAAGCACAGGATCAAAAGCGATGTTCCTGTTGCAACGCGCTGTCGTTCCAGCGGCCGCCGCAATCGGCACAATCACCCAGGTCATCGCCCCAGCGATTCGAGCCGCATCAGATTTTCAAGAAGCCACAGGCAAAGTCAATGTCGTATTCGGGCGCGCATCAAAAAGCATTAAAGACTTCGCCAACAATGCGGCGCGCGACCTAGGCCAATCAAAGCAATCGGTACTTGATGCGGCTGGCGTGTTCGGCACGTTCGGCAAAGCGGCAGGACTAGCAGGCGAAGATTTAGCGACGTTCACAACCGATTTTGTAAGCCTTTCAACCGACTTGGCATCGTTCAACAACACAACCCCTGAAGAAGCCATTCAGGCCATTGGGGCGGCCTTACGTGGCGAGTCAGAGCCATTGCGCCGCTACGGCGTACTGCTGAACGATGCGGTACTTCGACAAGAGGCAATGACACTTGGCATTTATGACGGCAAAGGCGCGTTAACAGCACAACAAAAAGTTTTGGCTGCACAATCAGCAATCTACAAACAAACGGGCGATGCACAAGGCGACTTCCTGCGAACTAGCGACGGCCTAGCAAACAGCCAACGATCATTGACCGCCGAATTTGAAAACATGCAAATTGAATTGGGTCGCTACCTGTTGCCCAAAATGCAAGAATTCACAAACGCATTGCTGGACATTTCTGATTGGGTAAAACGAAACCCAACCGTTTTTAGCAAAATTGGCGAAGTATTTGGATTTATTGCCGAAAAGATATTGGCGGCAACGTCACCATTAGCACGATTTTTTGGTTTGCTTAAAGGGTTAGGCGGTTTAGTTGGTGGCGCAGAAAAGGCAACGGGCGCATATAACAACGAATTAGGCAGGTCAGCAACCCAGCATATGCGAATGGCCGATGAAGCAGGGCTATTTAACAAGGCTTTGATGGATTCCCAAAAAGAACTTGGCGGTGCAAGAAAAGAAGTCGAATCCTATGCGGCCGCATTCCGTGACAAATTAGGTGATGCGTTAGAAAACGCAAAAGACGGCCTGCAATCCGCCAAGGATGCGTTTACCGATTTTGCAACGTCAGTTGCTGACAGCCTAAAATCTGCGTTCAATTTTGCTGAAGCACAAGAAGCAGGAAAAGAAACAGGCGGCGGATTCCTACAAGGTTTGCGCGATCAAGTCGCAGGGATCATTGGTTACACCAAAAAGGTTGACGACCTGCTAACTATGGGTTTAAGCCAGGATGCGTTAGCGCAAGTGTTGGCGGCTGGACAAGATGCAGGAACAGCAATTGCGGATCAACTTATCGCAGGCGGCGCGGTTGCCATTGAAGAAACAAACGCGCTAGTCGAATCAACAAACATTGCGGCTGCCAAGGTCGGTTTGAATGCTGCGACGCAGTGGTTTCAAGCAGGCATTGACAGCGCGACAGCCGTCGTGAACGGTATTCAGGCTGAATTAGACAAACTGACACCAAAACTGATGGCCAAAATGGATGCAATAGCCGCCAAACTAAAACGCACCGTCAGCATTGATGTTGTAATCACCGAACGTGTCAACCGTATTGTGGCAAATCTTGGCGGTATCCCAGCGATGGCCGAAGGCGGAATCGTCACTAAACCCACACTGGCCCTGATCGGTGAAGCAGGCCCTGAAGCAGTAGTTCCATTATCCAAAATGGGCAGTGGCGGCGGTGATGTGCATATCAACGTCAACGGTGGTTTAGCAACTAGCGCCGACATTGGGCAAAGCGTATTAAATGCGCTACGTGCTTATTCGCGGAGTGCAGGGCCGCTTGCCCTGAACATTGCCTAATGGCTGGAATCGCGGTTGTTAATTCGGGCAATTATGACCTGAAAATTGACACAGGTTTTACGGTTGATGCGTTCATTCTTGATGATGCACTAAAAGGTGTTTTAGATAACACCGAATATGTGCTTGATGGAACAACACAATTTGCATCGGTGCTGGATTCAACACAATCAATAAGCGTGAAACGCGGCCGTCGCGATGTGGGCGATTCGTTTAGCGCTGGCACAATGTCGTTCACAATTCTTGACGTGGCAGGGATTTTTAATCCGTTTGATCAAAATTCGCCTTTCTTTGACACAAACCAAAATGTTCCAGGACTTGCCCCAATGCGCGAAGTTGAATTCATCCGCTACGACGACCTAGACCAACCCGAATCGTTGTTTAAAGGTTATGTCGTGAACTATGATTACAACTTCGCATTGGGCGGTTTGGACACTGTAACGGTGTATTGCGCTGACCAATTTTATTTGTTGTCACAAACCTTTTTAGACGAACTAAACGTCACACCCGAAACATCGGGCGAACGTATAGAAACCGTTCTTGATTTGCCTGAAGTGGATTTCCCCGCCGCGGCCCGTGACATTGATTTAGGAACAGTCAACCTAGGACACGACAGCGACTATACGGTGCAGGCTGGAACAAACGCCCTAACCTATCTTTCACAAATAAACGACACCGCAGAATTCGGCAGATTGTTCATGTCACGTTCGGGCGACATCACATTTCAACCGCGCGTCGGTGCAACCCTTTCGGGATCGGTTGCAGATTTTAAAGACGACGGAACAGCAATCCCCTATTTTGGTTTAGGAATTTCATTCGAAGCCGACGCCGTAACAAACAGGGCAGTGGTCACAGGCTTAGACGGCAAGACAGCCACAGCCGAAGATTTGGCATCCATCGCCACATACTTCATCCAAACTGCCAGCATCACAAACAGCCTGTTACACGAACAAACCGAAATTGATGATGCCGCCGCATACTTACTAAACCCAAACCCTGAAGCCAGGTTTACGTCAGTTGAAACCGCGTTCCTATCGCTGACCGATGCCCAACGTGACACGGTAGCCATCGTTGATATTGGCGACACGGTAACGATTGAAAAGACTTTTCCGACAGGGCCAACTACCACCACCCAACTGGCGCAGGAATTAAGCGTAGAAGGCGTGGAACACTATTTGGATTTTGTGTCGGGGCATCGAATGTTGATCAGTACCGCCCCTACAACCATTGTGTTTGAACTAATTTTGGATGACCCGATCTATGGCACACTTGACGCCCTAAATGTCTTAGGATAGGAATCATGGCACTACCAGTTACCTTTGTCGCAGGCGATGTTCTTGAAGCCGCACAATTAAATTCTAACTTTACCTACCTTGAGGGTGCAGGCGGTTTTACGCTAATTAAAAGCGAAACGATCGGAACAACAGTTGCATCAGTAACGGTCACGGATGCGTTCAGCGCAACTTATAACGCCTACAAAATCATCGTTGACGGCGGTATTGGTTCAGCAACCGCGCTACTGCAACTTAAGTTGGGCGCTACGGCAACGGGCTATTACGAAGCCGTAATTCGAGCCAACTATTCAACAGGAACCGTTGACTCTGGGTCAGGCGCAAACCAAACAAGTTTTTCACGTGCCGGCAACGTCAACGCAAACTACATTAACTTTGCGGTGGATGTAATTAACCCGTTTACTGCAAAATATACGCTTGTTAACGGCATGTGGATAAGCCTTACACAAGGCGGCCAATTCACGGGCTACCTAGCAGACACCACAAGTTACACGGCGTTTACGCTTACACCAGCGTCAGGCACATTGACTGGCGGAAACATTAAAGTTTACGGATACAAGGCTTAAAGACTTATGACATACGAAGAAGCAATCGCAATGTACCCACACGATCAAGTACACATACAAACTGACGGCATAGTGCGTTTAATGACCCCTGCCGAATACGAAGCCTTTATTGAACGTCAAGTCAACTATCAGCCTGAATAATGCGATGGCGACCGTTTATAGGTTACGCGCTACTCATAGCCGTAATTTGGTGGTCGTGTAGTGGATGCACAATTAGCAAAAGCAATACAACGTACCAATGCTTTACTAAGGCCGCCTGTGAATAAAACACCTGAACAACACCACGCAGGGCTAATAGTTTTTGTTGGGCGCATCATGGCTGCATGTTTTGCGTTTACCATCATTGCATTCATATACGGAATTCTTTTCGTTGACCAACCAATGGAACAAGCCCCAACAGATGCCCAAATCATTGACCTGCTTTCCACATTGTGCGTATTCCTAACAGGCACATTGTCAGGCCTTGTTGCTGGCAATGGGCTAAAATCTAAACCAAAAGACAAAGGGGCAGACGATGAAACCAAATGACAAAGCCATGCTTGCTAGTTATGCGCGATCAGTTGTTGCAGCCGTACTAGCGGTTTATTCGACAGGAAACACAGACCCAGCAGACCTAGGCAAAGCCGCACTTGCCGCACTTGTGCCAGTTCTTGCGCGCTATGTTAACCCGAAAGATTTGGCATTTGGTCGTGGCCGTACCCCACAAGCATAAAATTGTCAGGCCTGCGAGCCTGTTGCACGTCACCCCAGGCGAAGTGCCATTGAATTTATTGGTGGATGTTAAGCCATACGGCAAACTTCATTTGTTAGCGGCCGACGCTTGGATGGCGTTTCGTGCGCGAGCATTTGCCGAAGGAATCAAAACATTTAAACCCACGTCAAGCGCCGACACATACCGATCATTAGCAACCCAAACCATTGCGTGGAATGATCGAATGCAACTAACCCCAATAGAGAATGTCAAACCGCGCGTCTATCAGGGCAAAAATTGGTATCTAAAAAAAGGCAAAGCACCGATCGCGCAACCTGGCCGATCAAACCACAACCTAGGTTTGTCAGTTGACGTGTCTGAAGCATCAGGCGAACGATTGGCGTTCATGGCACAATTTGCAGCGCTGTACGGCTTCACATGGGAACTAGATTCCGAGCCTTGGCACATCAACTACTACGTCGGCGACCGTGTTCCAGCCCTTGTGCAGCAATGGAAAGAAGCGAAATCCTTGCAATAGGCCTGTCAGTTGTTTAGGGTCGGATGTACCGACGAAAGGCCACAAACCATGGATCACAAGACCTACCACTACGAAGTGTTTCTAACTTCGCTTGATGACGGGCAACAGGTCATGGTTCAGATTTTCCGTGACCCCGAAAACGGTCGTGTACTGCATTCGCAGTTAGCGTTTAAGAGCGCCGCAGGAAGTTGGGGCGTTCCATACCAATTGGAGAAATTGTGACATTTACAGCCCCCAAAATTATCGCCAGCCTAATCACCGCATTGTGGGGGTTTGCGCTCGCCCTAGGGCCTGCCAGCCCCCAATCAGAGCAACCTAACCCGACCATTGAATTAGCCCCGTACCTGATTGAACCCCCGACCACAACATCAAGCACGTCGTCAACAATTTTCATTGACCCCTACACGACAGCGTGCGAACAATTTAGCGCGCTAGCCATAAACCTTGGCTGGCCTGCCGACCAACGAACAGTTATCGAATCAATCATGTTTCGTGAATCGCGCTGCATACCTAACGCAGTCAACGGCAAAGACCCCAACGGCGGATCGCGTGGCCTGATGCAGATCAACGGATTTTGGACACCCTGGCTAATTGAGCGCGGTCTCATCACAAGCAAAGAAAACCTGTTACACGCTGATGTTAATTTGCGCGCAGCATTAGAAATTTACAACTACGGCGTAGATCGTTACGGTTACGGCTGGGGGCCATGGAGTGCAACAAAATGAGTGAGGGCGTCGCATGGAATCAAGGCGAACTAACCGAAGAAACACGGAAAATGGTCATGGATTCATTGTTCAAATCAAATCACCAAATGGCTGTATTCAACCTGATTGACGAAATAGCGCGCCCAAAACACGTGCCACGCAAATATCGTGACGACCACCTAATCCGTGGGCTACGAAACATGTTGATTGATTTTCAATTGAGTGGCCAGGATGACTACGCCGAATGTGTTATTTTGGCAATTGAAGGCCTAGGCGGCCAAGTAAAACCCGACTAATGAAAGAGAATCCCGACATGAACGAACAAATGGAAATGTTTCATCCATCCAACGGTTTAGGCCGTTACAAAGAAACCGTCGCAATCAGCACACCAACTGTTGCCATTCGACACGATGCCACAGACACATCACGCGAAGCAGGCGAAAAAGCCAAACCAAATTCAGGCAAGCAACGCGAACTAATTCACTTTTGGATTAAATGGGCAACGAACAGCGAAGCAAAAGGAATCACAGCAGATGAACTGTCAACCTTGTTGCAACTGCCTGCACAATCCGTGTCTGCACGAATTAACGGCCTGCATCGTGACGGCTTCATTGTTGATAGCGGCGCACGTCGCAAAACCCGATACAACCGAAACGCAATAGTTTGGACAATCACTTATGGCATTTGATCTAAGCAACTATGAAACAGTCGAATCACGGCTGGCGCGGTTTTGGGAAGCACATCCTGACGGCCGTTTACGAACCCAAATGATGAACTACACAGGCGATGCCTGCGTTTTCTATGCCGAATTATTTGCACACCGCGACGACAAAGAACCTGTCGCTACTGGATGGGCCGAAGAAATCAAAACTGATCGTGGCGTCAATGCCACATCATTTGTAGAGAACTGCGAAACATCAGCCATTGGGCGCGCTTGCGCGAACTTCGTGTTTGCTACACAGGGAAAACGGCCATCGCGTGAAGAAATGCAAAAGGTTGAAAGGCAAGGCGGCAACCCCCAGCCAACAGAACACACACCACGTGGCGCGTTTGCAACCCCAAAACAGTTGGGCTACATCAAAAAATTAGCCAAGGATGCAGGCCTAGACGATTTGCGCCTATTGGAACTAATTCAACGCACACTTAACAGTGATGAAGCGGTGCTTGAACTATTGAAATCACACGAAGCAAGCGCAATCATTGAGGTACTGAAATGACAATAGATGAAATGATCAAAAGCGTTGATGCGTTATGCGATCTAAAAATCAAATTAAATTCGTTAGATTTTGCGCGCAAAGATGAGGCATCGCAATACATCGGGTGGGCAATCTTGGGTTTAACTGAAACAATTTGGCATAAGGGGTTGGGTATTGAAGCCTGACCTGAAGATGAGCGAAGCCGATTTCAAAGATGTTGTCATCAGCATTGCCAAACGGTATGGCTGGCTTGTGCATCACGACCTACCAGCAATGAACAGGCGCGGCACATGGGCAACACACGTTCAAGGCAACGCAGGCTTCCCCGATCTATTCATGGTTCACCCATTTCAAGCAGGTCGCCCGTTGGTGATCGAATTAAAGGCAGAAAAAGGCAGGGTTACACCTGGGCAAAAGATGTGGTTAAATGCTTGCGAATTGGCTGGATGCCATGCAGCAGTGTGGAAGCCATCCGACATGGAATATATTCTTTACACACTTAGCAACCCCAAAGCGTAAACAATCGGCTAGTCGCATGACCTACACCGTCGCAAGGTGATCGGGTAACACACGGAAAGCGTGGGTAGACGGTCGCGCCTCGAATCATGCAAGACGAAATGATTTGGGCAATGCGACTGGGCGATCAGTAAACAGACTGATGAATGCAATAGGGATCTGGGATGGGCAATCCAGAGGGTGGGGCATTCACACAACTGTTCACATCACAACAACAAATGACATACAGTAAACAAACAGAACACGAAAGGCCACACCCGACATGACAGCCCCCCACCACCACCGACGACAAGGCGCGCAAGCGCTGCGTCAGCACAAGCGAAGCGCGTGAGATGCCACGTCAACACACAACAAACAACAAGGCCTACGCCAACAACAGACGCCGACTGCTCGAAGCCAACCCCCAATGCCATTGGTGCGGAAACACAGCAACCGAAGCCGATCACCTCATATCAGTACTGGAAGGCGGAGATGACAGCCCCGAGAACCTAGTAAGCAGTTGCAAACCCTGCAATGCAAAGCGTGGGGCAATACTAAAAAACAAAACAACCGCCCAACGCAAACAAAAACGAAACGCGACACTGAATTCAAAAAATAATTCGGAAACGGTTTTTTTATTAGCAAATGACAGCC